CACATAATACTGATAAAGTGCATCATCGATAATCTGTGCGACTTGTAAATTCTTCTTCCTCCTCATCAACGTCTGCATATGGGTTTTCCACATATGGTCCGTGTGGTTTTTTGGATTCTGCTCTGACATAATTCTTTTCGTCGTTGACAGCTGAAATCCATAATGAAAGTTTCATAAAAATCCAAATCAATGCCAACGGAGTGAAGCAACCAATAAGGATTACGGATTTCATAATATATTATTGTTCTTAAAATAGTTCAATGTTTCTTTCAATCCACCAATGTGTCTAAAACCAACATTCACTTGTGGATATTCTGCTTCTTTACCAAACTCCTCAACAAAACCTCTTTCAGAAAAGTGCTGATTTAATTTATACACATGAATCTGAAAATTTAGTTTTTCTAAAAGAACCTTAGCGCGTTCACACTCTTGGTTGCCGTTAGAATAAATTACTGCATCCATTACTTTTTCTCCTCGTATTCGATGACGATTCTTTTGTAGTCTTTACCAGTATGATCTACACAGGTGATGTGAACTAATTTACCACCTAATGCGTCTGCTATTTCATGTAATTTGCTCCAAGGAATTTGCTTTTCAGTCACGTTGCCTCCAATCATCAGGTTTATCACGTTGAAACCAATCAACGATTTCATCAGCACCATCAAACCCCGTTCTGTGATTGGATGGGTCGGGGTCTCCTAATCCCATCTTATTCATAAAATCATCCATACTTCCCTCCTGAATATCAGGATTAGCAGCGGCACGACGTGCCTTTCTAAGCATTTCACGAGCAGAAGTATTTGCCTTAGACAATTTTTCTGCCCAAATCATATCATCAAGTTTTACCTCTTCTCCGTTAGCAATACATTTGCAAATGAACTCTAACCGAAGACGATATTGCGTAGATAACATATGTTTATGTTTCTTTGTCTTTATTTATTTCTTCCACCAATTCTTTTGCCAAGTGCATAGAATGACGGTATATAAAGTATTTTACCACAGGATTCTTAGGATTATTCAATAACCACCACCAGTGGCGTCTAATGTTAGTAGATACTAACTTCAGTACATACACGAAAGCGGCAGCAACATTTTCATCTGTTAGAATGAAGTATGCTACTACCGCAAATGTCCCAAATAGGACTATGTGAGGAGAATCCATTAGTGAAACTCCCGATTCCTTCTTTCATCCAAATATCTGACAATTTCATCTCTCCATTCCATCAACTCATTAAAACACTCTTGATTGTGAGCACATTGACGAAGTTGATGATCTGGTTTGAGAACACTCTCATAAAAGAGACCAAGTGCATCGCGTCGTTTTTCGTGTTTATCGGTCATTTTTTTGACTTCTTTTTAATGGTTTTCCTTTGGTTGTTGATAAAATCAACGGATTGTTTGTAAGTGTTAAGAGTTACTACTTGACTGCCATTATGTATAATGACGAACTTCTTTCCACAAGGAATTGCAGCCCAGAGTCCATCATTAGTTACATAACCTAGTGGATGTTTGGGTTTAGGATCAAGAATAGTAGGAAATGGAATAAAAGGTTTAAGAAATCCCATCAAAATACAGCGGTGACGCTTACAATTTGAGCACCAGGATTACGGGCAGTGGCAACATTTTTAGCATCCTGATAGTCGCGAGCAATGACAACCTCTTCAAACAAGGTGCCTGCTTTGAATAGTTGGACTTTGCACTTCATGGTTGGTTTCCTTTCGGTGTTTTAATTATAGCAGAGATCAGAGAGATCTGATGAAGGACAGGTCAAAATCTTCAGATTCCTTAAAGTAATCCCGTGTCTGCTCGCGACCTTCAAGAAAATTAAAACCTGTTAGAAAGAAGTCAGACACTTCAGGATCGGCACTTGCAGTCATCACCGCACCATTATCTTTGAAATTATAAAGTTCAGAGGAGGGGATGCAACATGCTTTACCTCTCTTCACATCAGTAATGATAAAGTAATCAGCAAGTTTATCTTCATAGTCTTTAGCAGCACGACGATTTTTAAGAATCAAAGATCTCACAGAAATCTGCGATTTGTTCTTGAATTGAGTGACCTTTGACTCATAAGTTGTGCCGCCAGGACCAATCAAATCAACACCAGGAAGATTGACACGAGTGAGAAGTCCATTACTGTACTCAGCATATGCTTTCTCTACAAGTTCTCCTGCTTTAGGAAAGCGTAGATTATTATCAGTGTAGTCCTGAAGCGTCTCTAACAGTTTGGAGAGACGATCCAATTCAAATGTGTTGAAGTCAATCATCGGCGTACAACTGAAATAGCAGGTTCACCCTGTTGGAACACAGTATCAACAACCGCCTGAACAGACCTGGCGGTGCCGATACCAACCTTATCATACACTGGCACACAGACCAGTCCAAACGTCTTGTGACAGTTTCCAAGGCGGATTACACGACCGATTGACTGACTGATACCAATATAGTCCATATTACGCATAAACAGAACTGCTTCAAGACCCTTGACATTGATACCCTCGGAGAGAATAGAATGGTGCATAATTACGAAACGAGTATCATCCTGTCCCCACTGATTCAGAGTCTTGAAGAACTCCTCACGGGAAACTTTGACACCGTTGATGACAGCACCAGTCTTTGACGTGATATACATCCAGTTGTAACCACGTTGTTTCAACTCGTGGCAGAAATCACTTTGTGATACCATACGCACAATCTGCTTTGTAGAACGTGCAGCAATCAGGATCTTATTGAGGGAGTTTGCATCAATAGTATCCAACAAATTCTTGTCATCAGACTGTTTCAAATCACCTTGAGGAAGTTGCTGAATCACAACTTTGGGAGGAAGAATGTAACCTTCTTCAACCAACTTAGGTGCAGGAACATTGCAGATAACCTGCCCATACACCGCACCATCATTCATCCCAGGTTTGAAGATAGTAACAGAGTGCTTTGGAGTTGCAGTAAAAAAGTAGCAACGGTCAGCAGTGTTACTGAAGTGCTCAGTAGCAGGAAAAAAGTTACGTTGCACAGAATTGTGTGCTTCGTCAAAGTAGATACAATCGACATTGATACCAGACTCCTGTACTTTATGTAGAGAATGATAGGTAGTAAAGATAAGTTGATTGCGATATGCTTGACGATGCCAGTTTGCAATCAATGCAGGTTTTGTGCTGCTAAAGTGTTCAGTCTCACCACTGTGAACGTGATAAACGGCAGCATCATCAATCAATTCCAGAAATTCTTTGCAGAGTTGTTCTGCAAGCAGGATACGAGGAGCAACCACAACAATCGTGGTAGAACCATCAGCATCAATCTGACGCTTTGCATCTTCAATCATACAAATGGTCTTGCCACCACCCGTAGGGATGATAACCTGACCTTTGTTGTACTTTTGCATCGCTTCCAGAGCATTTTGCTGATGGGGGCGAAGGGTGATGGTCACGGTTGCCTTTTGAACTTGACGTAATTATAGCATGGTGTGATGGGTCAACGTGACCCATGTGCCAATTTACCAACCGTCCATCTTACTGAATTTAATTGCTACAGTCCATCTCCATCGGTCACGAAACGACGTTGCTCTGTGTAGGATGGTGGCATCAAAATAAACCATCCGATTTGGCACAGGCATCACACCAATCATGTCACCCTTATAGTAGAATTGAGTTTCTCCACCATCATTGATGTCCCAGTCTGCACTTGGTACATAGTATAAGAATGTAAGATCTTCACTATTTGTACTATCAGTGTGAAAATATGGATTTTCTCCTGGTGCAAATGAGTTGACATACATCCGATACAATTTTAAGTTCGGACACAAATGATTTGTATTTTCCAAGAATAAATCATAAATCCACCGATTACTTTCTTTTACAGGTGTATCTTCATAATCATAAATCTCATGAACCATTCCTGTTGGAATAAATTTCTTATCATCTCTTTCTCCCCAATAGTAATCAGCACCACTACAATACTTAACAACATTCAAGTAATCATTAGGAATAAAGAAATCATCAATTACTTCTAGTGTCTTCTCCATATCTGGTTACCGATATATTAAATGATAGTGTAATTCTAGGATAGGATGTTTTCTTACCAGCAGGAACAGAATGTTGTAGATAAGAAGGAAACATCAATAAATCTCCTTCACGAATCTTTGGAACGTAAATTTCTCCCCAGTTGTTAGAATCTAGTTCAAGACTTAGATTACGAAGTTGTGATAATGGATCTTTAAATTCTGGTGGATTATGATCTCGTTCGTCATAACACAGAAAATGAATAAAAGAAAAATGTGTTTGATTGAATATCCCACCTAGATGGTCATGTTCTTCTTGATATTCACCATTTAGATAAACATTATACCATATATTTTTAATATCTAGTTCTACTTCTCTATCAAAAATCTCAGTGATAGAATCTAGATAAGTTTTTTCTAGTAGAGATTTATTGTCTTGAATAATACTAGATTTTTCAGTAAAAGAAGTCAGTATTTTATTGGTAATCCAAGTCTCAGGTATCTCAAGATTCTCAACACTATTGAGAATATCTTTAACCAAGATACTCTTTAGTAGATTATTATTTTCTACTTGTGTTTGGAATAATGTTACCGGAAAGAGCTCAATACTTCTCATCTATCAACCTTAACAAAGATATTCTACTGATATTTCAGTTTTATGTCAAGTCTGCTTTCCGAATCCGAAGAATGATGTAATAGCATAACGACCATAACCCTCAAAGTAGTCAGAATTTGCTATACTTACCTTTTTAACACCATGTTTTACCCAACCTGGAAAGATTATTGTTGAGTTATTTTCACAATCAAATTCATAATCATATTCTGGAAAATATAATTCACCACCTGTATATTTCTTGGGTTCTTTATAAAAATAGGAAAATGCTAAAAAATTCATACTAATATCAGTATGGGGATCATAGTACTCACTGTCATGATAATATCTAACCTTTGTAACATCCCACGTTGACTTGGATGCTCTAGCACAACAAGGATGTAATGTTTCAAGAACACTTAAAATATCTGGATCAAATACTTTTCTATTGACAGTTAAAATATTTGATAATTTTCTATAGTTTGGTTTATCTTTTCCTTCATGATTAAGATAGATATCATCTAAAAGCAATGCTTTAGCATTTGTATAGTCAGGAACTCCATAATAATCTTTAGCAGAAAGTAATTTTCCTGGTTTTGTATAAAACTTTAACTCTTCCCAAATTAAATCCAACTCCTCTTGATTATAAAAATTACGAATAATTAAGTGTGGAAATGGATTATAATGTGCTTCAACATTTACAGTTTCCATAGGATAATTTCTCAATTTCATTCTTCGTTTTGTAACCATGCCCATGTTGTGGCAAGATATTTGGTGCCACCAATAGGGGGATTTCCTCTATGAGTGTGTGTAAATTCGCATGGGAATATTAAAACACTACCTGTTTCTGCTCTTTCTCTTTTGTTATAATATAAAAACTCTGTTTCTCCTCCCTCAAATTCATCATTTAGATAAACTTGCATTACTAATTTTCTACCAGTAGTAAAATATTCTCCACTTTCATAGTGCCAATTATGAAATCCTGTTCCTGGATATATTTTTTTGACTTTGCAGTCATATGCTAGGAATTTTGATCTATCTAAAACACTATACATTTTCAGATAGTGTTGAAGACATGTACCAAGTTTGTTCAATAATAAACTTGTTACAGTACAACCATTTTCTAAAGAATAATCTAGATTATTTGCAAAGTTAAAAACCAGATGATCTTGAATGTGACGTGGACTACCTTCGTCTGTAGTTTTAGAAAGTTGTCCAATATTATGCAAAAATTCTATTTCATCTATTATTCTCTTACACTCCCCCATGGAGTATACGTCAGTATACCTTTGAATAAAATCGGGTTGCATAATAAAAATTCAATTTTTTATTATTTATGCTACGGTTCCAGAACTATATTGTCCTTGTGATTGTCCCTGCCAACCTTGACTTTGAACACTGTTACCACCCGTTCTTATCCAATTTCCACCAGCACCTCCACCTCCACCTTCACCTTCTTGCTTATTACCAGAACCATCACCGCCAGTTTGTCCAACAGCGCCTGCTACTCCGCCTCTTCCACCATGACCAGCGTATGCCTCACCATCATTAACACCACCGCCACCACCAGCAGCTCCTTGTCCCTGCGATGTGACCGTTCCCTGCTGACCCCCACCGCCACTAGCGTATCTTCCATCACCAGTGCCACCTTCTCCACCATCACCAACAGGTAGTCCGAAACCACCTCCTCCACCTCCTCCACCCGCTTTGCGGTCATTACCTCTATCTTCTTGTCGTGCGGCACCACCACCGCCACCACCACCGCCACCACCAGCAGCGATTGCGCCATTACCACTAGTTAAAATAGTTGTTCCGTTGGAGTATTGAATACCAATCGCGGATGATCCCGGAGATCCCGTTTGTCCAGTTTCACTTCCACCATCACCGCCACTTCCACCAGTTCCACCTTTACCTCTAATATATCCTTCATTCCCAACATGAACTCTTAAATCAGTATTACCTTGCCAGTTACCAGTTTTAAATGCACAAACATCCTGTGATTGTTGTGCACCTGAACTTCCTATAGTTTTATTAACATGAATCCATACTTTACTTCCAGTAGTTTGTTGAGGTGGAGCTTTGAATTCACCTACACACTCTGACTGAGGATGTCCTTGTTTTTGATATCTTTGTTTTCCATTCTCTGGTAAATGCTCTGTACCACCACTATAATAATTTACGACAATATTCAGTTTTTTGCCATAAAAGTCTGACATTCCAATAGCACCAGATTGAGGCATACCTTCATCTAATGGCATATTTGACATTTCACCATAAGATTCACTGACTCTATAATTGCCTAATGAAACTCCAGCAGTACTGCCGTTTGAATCACCAAACTCATTTTTTATTTCGGAAAAAGAAATAGAACCTTGATTACTATTTTTTATTGCCATCAGTGTAAATTCTCCCAGGCAGTTCCTGTATAAACTTGCAGTTTATTTGTCGTTGTATTATATATTGTTGCACCCGAAACAGTGGTTAATCCCGCTCTTTCATCAGTACTAATTTTTGGTGGAAGCATAAATCTCATCTTTGCAACATCTGATTGCTCTACTGTAAAAATTTCAGTTCTACCAACACCAACTGAGGAGAAGTCAACAAGAGATTGTAGTGCTGTTGTTCCAACACCAACCGCACCCAGTCCAGCAGTTCGATCTAGTGCAACAATTGTGAACTGTTCATCAGTATCTGAATTATCAGGATTTGTCCTCAGACTGGTAGTTCCGATACCAATCTGACCACCGTTAGTAACGAATACTCTATCATCAGAATCACCAATAATAAGTTTACCAGAACTTATTGGATTTGATGTAGAAGCAGATCCTACTGCTAATATTTCTTGTACATGTATGAACTCTGAATCAACGCCATCTATAGAATTATTACTATTTGCTTCAAAAATTCCATTAAATTTTTTTGCAGTAATAATGCCCGTTGCCTCAATGTTAGTAACATTAATAGATTCTATTGAAAATGTCGAAGCAGAGAGAGTTCCATCAACATTTAAATTCTGCTCAAATGTTGCGTCATTTGTAAACTTAGAAGATCCAGTAACGTGAAGTCTTACTTCTGGTTGAGTATTACCAATACCTAATTTACCATCATAGGTAAGCGTCATCAATTCAGTAGATGTTTTATGGAACCAGTGGAAATCTCCAGTTTTAATCCCTATTGGAGCAGATTCTTGAGCATCTAAGTAATAATTAAAATTGCCATAACCATGATTTATTAAGTCAAATGATGCTTCTGTGCTATAATCAAATAATCCAATATTATTTCCATATCTAAGTTGCCCATTATGTCCAGTATTGTCTACAGAACTTCCAATAGAGATAGTAGATGTGTTAGATTCATTATAAACTTTTACATTTCCACCATAAACTGAAAGTTTATCCGGTGGTGCTGTAGTTCCAATTCCAACATCAGTATTAGCAACAAGTCTTGTGGATACAGTTGCAACACCAACTGTAAGATCGTCAATATCTACATCAGAATCAGTAGTAAGACTTTGTGCTGTAGTAGCAGTAGCAACAAGACTTCCAGTTACAGTTAATCCATTGCTGAATGTAGATGCTAAAGAAACAAGTACAGAATCTGCTATAATAGTATCTGTGGTAATTTCTGTTGCACTAATTGATGTTACTGCAATGCCAGGACTATCAACCAATCCTTTTGCTGTGGTGGCAGTAGCAACAAGATCTCCAGTTACAGTTAATCCACTGCTGAATGTAGATGCTAAAGAAACTAGTGCAGAATCTGCTACGACATTATCAGCATCAAGTTTAGTTACAGTTACTATACCAAGACTTTGATTAGAATCTAATGCGCTGGATGAAATAACTGGAAGTCTGGAAGCAGATATTGTTCCAGAAGAAATATTATTTGCGTTTAATAAAGTTAAGTCTGAACCGATACCAGCAAATTTGCCTGATGTGGTAACACCAGTAATCAGAACATCACCATCAGAACTTATACCCACACCACCAGCAAATCCTTCAACGGAAATATCTTGATTTCCAGCAACTTGGAAGGTAAATGCAGGAACTATAGTTCCAACTCCTACATTACCCGCAGCATAGATTGAAGTATATCCAACACCAGAATCAACATCTATCCATTGAGATGTTGGAAGATTCAGTAAGTTTCCACCATCACCAAAGTATGTTACAATACCAGAATCAGCACCTGTGATAATACCAGAAACAATACTGACACCACCACCAACAACAGAACCTATGGTGGTATTTAAGTTGATAGTTTCAATGGTAGCAGAAGTTGCTTCTAAACTTTCTACGAAGATAGTGCCGCAAGATGCAAAACCAACAATTTTGGCATTGCCATTTACATGTAAGGATTCTGTCGGAAGCGTTGTACCGATTCCGACCAAACCTGTAGGAGTTACATTTAGATTATCATCATCAACTTGAACACCATTACGAAAATTAAACTGCTTTCTGATATTCGCCATCTCTTAGGGATGCTTTTCTAGTTATTTAGTCTATCTTCAAGAGCAGAAATTTTATCGGAGAGTTCCTTAACTGCTTCAATCAGAAGTGGGACAAGTTTTTCATACTTGACCGAAAGGAATTCTTCTTCCCTATCGGTGACGATAGGTTTAACTGCCTCTGGAAGAACTTTTTGTACTTCTTGTGCAGAAACACCAAGTTGTCTTCCAGGATTATCGCCCAAATCAAGAATTTTATTACCAACTTCATTCCATTCAAAAGTAAATCCAGTAAGTGAATTTACTTTATCAAGAGCACCAGTAATATTAATCTTGTTAGTCTTTAGTTTATCGTCAGAAGCAGCAGCAGCAAATGCAATAATATCTCCTCTAACTCTAAGTTCTGATCCTGCTGCGTTACTACCTGGAGTTACATAATAGCGATCATTCGCTCTTAAATCATAATTACCAGTGTCATGATTGCTAGCGAAAGTTAGATAATATGTGCCAGCATTGGTAGTGTCAGTTATCTTAATTTGAGAAGCAGTACCAGTTAAGTCACCGGTTACATCTCCAGTTAAAGGACCGTAAAAATTTGATGCAGTTACTGAATTTATACCAGAAATATCAGTTGCATCATCACCTACAATATTTCCATTAGCATTGATATCTAAAGAAACAGTTAATTTATCAAGTGTTGTATCACCATCAACATCAAGATTACCACCAACTGACAGATTTCCAGCAATACCCATACCGCCGTCTAATTGAACGGCACCAGTGTTTACATCACCAATTGTGTTATCTTGATTACTTTCAAATGTAGTAATACCAGAAACTGTTAGTTGATCGTTAATATCAACTGTTCCTCCATTAGAATCAAGAACTAGCTTACCAGTTGCTGTGGTTACTGTGTTATTAGTTGAACCAATTATAATCTCATCAATATGTGCTTCACTCCATGGTAAAGCACTAGTACCAAGATATGCACCTTCATCAGTATCAGGAACAATACCTGTCTGGAATGTTGCAGCTTCTTGAACATTTAGTGTTCCATCAATATCAGTATTTCCACAAACATATAAATCTGAACCAATACCAACACCACCCTTCACTCTCAGAGCAGCATTAGAATCATCACAGGATGTTGCATTATTAGAGCTTCTGAAGTCAACAGTGTCAGTGACTCTCAACTTATCATTAATAACCAGTTGAGCATTAAATCTAGTATCAGCATTAAAGGTTACAGGACCATCAAACTGCGATAAGATTTGCTGTGATGAACCACCTTCAACCAGAATTCTTTCCTTAACAATTACTTCATCAAAGACAACACTGAGTCTGTTTGGATCTTCACCAGTAATTGTTGGAACCGGAACATCAAATACAGTCTGTTCACCAGACTGTGAAGAATACTTGGTGTTTCCAATATAGAAGTCACCGTCACTGTCCATACCAGTGTAGAGAACAGTACCACAAGATGTTTCTTGAGATTGTGATAAGAACTCTTCATCTTCAGTCAAGGTCTTGACTTGAACCTGTGGCAGACCCGTTGAGTAGTTACCAGGTCCATAACCAAGATATTCAAACGTATGACCAGAAGCACGAAGAATAGATGGTCTATGGAATTCAATAGGAAGCAATTTAATCTTCTTAACTACTGAATTTTCAGCATGTGATTCAATGAGCGTACCCATTGCACCACGAATGACTTGAATTTCATCAGTACCTGTTCCAGAAAGAGCATTGCTCCTAATTCTCATGATTTCATTATCTACTTGAATATAACATCCAAGTGGGAATCTCACAGGAACATCTTCTAATGGATATGGTGCTGGAGATGGACGATAAATTTGGAATTGTTCTTCTGTTGTAATATCACTTGTAATTTGAATCTGCTCATTATCATAGAATACAAGGTTTCTAGCACCAAAGTTTTCACCAGATGCATCTGCTGATGCATCGTTGGCAGACATGCCATGCTTTAGAATATAGAAGAAATCAGTTGTGGAAAGTTCCTTATCAGTTTTTGCCTCAAATACTTGGCGATTAATTTTGGCAGAAACTGTAAAATCACCAAGATTATTATTTTGATTATCAAGGATTCTAAAGCTATTTCCTTTTAAGAGTCCATGCCTTACTTCAGCACCACCTGCGGCGGTAGTAAATCTAGTAATACCTGTTGCCGCAGTGTAACTCACCTGAGTTACTTTCATTGCAATACCAAGATTCAGTACAATCTGACCCTTAGCAGATATTGGGTCACCAGCAGTCTTAGCAATAGAGACTGCTGTTTTGCTATTGATAGTAGAATTAATACGGAAATATCCACCAGCAGTGGTACCAATACCAGTGACTTGAACGTAGTTATGCTCCGCTGTTGAAATACCAGCAATGTTGGTAGTTACGTTTGCGTTGGGTGAACCACCAATATGACTACTATCAAAATATAATGTTTCACCACTAGTATATCCAGAACCACCTTCTACAATAGAGGCAGCAGTGACTGCACCACTACTAACAGTAACATCAGCAGTTGCACCATCCCAAACAGCAGAGGCAGGTGCAGAATTGTCATTGAACAATCTTACATTTCTGTAAGTGCCATCAACGTGACCACTACCACCAGAAAGATTATTATATTTTACAAGTTTATTTAAATCATGTTGTCTATCAAATGTTAAAGTCTCTGCGGGTGTTGTTCCACTTATACTGCCAATTTTAAATCCGACACCAAAGGTGTCTAAGAACATATCAGTATTCTCTCTAGTGAGACTTCTCTTCAGGTCATTAGTTACAACATCACCAAGAGGAAATCTCTTAGCAAAGGTTTTTGCTGCTGGTGGATTATCCTCAAAGTTATCTCTATCTAACTGTGGATAGAGGTTTGTTACATTCTGACTGTACTTATCATTAACAAATTCTTGTGGCAATGATGCATCAGCATTCAACGCATACAGATAATAAATGCCATCATCTACATTTTTTACATAACTCTTGATTGTCTCTACACGATAGATGTAATAGTTTTTCTTAACATCTTTTCTTGTAAATCTGGGAAGTTGATTTGATGCAGTATCAGTATCATTTGTAATTGTTCCTGGATTATGAGAAGTTCCAAAAACATCAGTGCTATCAAATGAAAATACTTTATCGTTAGTTACTGTCTCAACAGTAAATGTGCCATTATAACCAATATTCTTTGTACCAGGTGTATTAGTTGTACTGGTTACGTTCTCAACGAAAATCTTATCGTTGACTTTCAATCCATGTGGTTTCTCTGATCTGATTTCTATTGTAGATGTACCAGAGTCAAAAGTACAAGAACTAATGAATCTAACATTACGATTGAAATCATAGTCATTAGTATCAATGCTAATAGCATTAAAGTCGGAGTCTTGTCTTACATTTGTAGAACTAGAGTCTTGAAGAACAAATCCTGGAATAGGATCTCTTCCGTTAATAAGATTCTTTGGAACAACATAACGAATCTTGTAAAGTTTCTCATCCAGACTTCTCTCATCCTCTATTCTCTTAAAATAAGAAATTTCTGTATCAGGAACTTGTAGTGTTTTAATATATGCTTCTAAAGCACTGTCCGCATCAGTATGAATACACCATTGTCCCACATTAGGATCAAATTGGAGTGGATGACCAAGTTCACCTGCTTTCTTATCAGATACCCTACTTTCAACTCTAAGTTGTTCTCCACCATAATTTACAAGAGTAACTTCATCTAATGCTTCTGCATTAGTTCTTGAAGATGCAAGTTGAATTTGTGTTGAGGCAAGATTTGTATTTTTAGCGTTTGTGACCGCAAAATAGACCACATTTTCTTCAAGACCCTCTGGTAAGTCACCAGTTTCACTAATGATTCTAACTGATTCACCATTCTGTAAATTGTGAGCACCAACAGTGTAAACTGTCCCCTCTGTATTATTTTGGAGAGTTACATTATCATAACGCTTGACTGAAGAATCAGTTCCATCAACTTGAGTATTAGATGCAGTAATAGGACCATTAGTCATCAAAACTCTGGCACTATTGCCATCAGCATCTAGATAAATTCTTTCACCTTCTCTTGCACCAATTCTGTAACCTTGAGAAATTACTGGGGGTGGAATATCTTCGTTAGTATATCCTAAGAGATATAGATGTTCATTTGCTGTACTCTTAATTTTATCAACATCAAACTGAACCCATTCAACATTAATTTCTCCACCAGTAATTGCTTTAGGTGCAACAATGGAAGTTACATAACCCTTATCATCCTTATCAAATGCATCTGGCTTGAATCCGTCTGCTGCCAATGAGAATTGACCAAAGTTGGAGTTAGAGTTGGTAATGGATGCATCACCACCACTTGCTGCTTCGAAGTGTTTGTGGAATCCAATAGCAAAGACTGAAACAATCTGAACAACGGCATCGTTGGTCATCTTGATATGAGTTGTCTTCCAACCTTCTCTATAAACAGCATCAGAATCTAAGTGATAAACAAATTTATCGTTAGTTGCTGATGATTCTGAAGAAAGTTTAGAACCGGTTACTTTGGTGATACCGATACTATCAAAAGTCCGATTTGATGGATTATATTTAACGAATGCCCGATCATCTTTTTGGAGAGATACAGCAGTAAACTGTGCAACAACCATTGAACGGAAACCATCTGCCTTGCTTCCATCGGCGTGCATACCCTGCATACCAAAAACAGAACGTAAGGAGATATTAAAGATATATGGTGATGCACCAGTTACGGTATCAGTTTCAATAGTGGCAGTTGCATTTGCACCTGGTGCAAGACCAGCACCAGGACCAGCAGGTAAGTTCGCTCTTACATTAGATAATGAATATGTGAATACTTTATCACTTATAATTTTCGTAACTTTCGTGGAAATATTATAATCACTTACATTGATTCCACGAATTTTGACGGGTGTTCCAGCACTGAATCCATGCGGAATTGATGTAGTAACAGTAACCACACTACCAGGAGTTGCACCATCTCCAGAAATGATAGACGAAATAGTAATTGGGTCAGCAGCAAATGCGCCAACAATTTCCCATTCAGGTCTTTGTTTTGCAAACGAATTTGGTTGTGTTGGATATTTTTGATCAATATCTTTATTGCCAGCTGCTTTGTTATATGCATTACTCAACTTAGCGTAATACATATCAAGATCTGTCAGATCATAACCAGTTGGAAGATTGACACCATCAGCATACTCAAAGCAAGTGAGTTTATGGTGAGAGAATGTTGGTTTTGAACGATTATTAGAAGAAAAATCAACAGGATCGGTATATACAGTTCCGCTCTCATCTCCATCAAAGATAGAGAATTGCCAGAAATAGCAGGCACCAGTAATTCTAAAAATAGCACTGGATTTTACAGTTTCATCCGTTGGGTTTGGAACATACTTTGGTCTAATCTTAGTCTTTCTTAAGTCAAGACCAACAATAGAGGTACCACGAGGTATAATAATACCACCATTAATACTATTAAACTTGTGAAGAATATTATTTTCTTGTGTTAAATCAAAATTAGAATCTAGTGTTAGTGTTAATTCACTACCAGCAAAAGATTCTGCTCCACTGGGAGATACAGTTGTAGGGGTGCCACCAACACTTTTAATTGCATATCCAGGTCTATTATCAATTAGGTGTTCCCCAGGATATAAAAGAATTGTGGTTTTTTCAGTTATATCATTATTATCGCCCCTTAAATATGAAAATCTTGCGGATTCAATTAGTGCCCTTTGAATAGTTTTAAAGGGTTTTGTTAAGGAGTTACCCGCATTCTCGATACCATCAGTAGCATCAAGGTCATTCGGATTTACATAAAGAATACGACCTTCTGTATTCTTGATAAAATTCTCTAACTTATTGAGTGGCATCTTATTCTGACAACCATTGTATTTCTATGTTTTATTTATCCCCTTAAATCTTCTTCATCAAAATATGACAGAAGGTCATCTGGTAATACTTCGGGGTTAGAAATATCAATATTGTCAAAGCAAGGATGGCATCCTTCCATGATAAGATAATTAGAACCTCTATAAACGTCCTCTACTTCAAAACTTCTATTTCCGTTTGCTTCTCTAACTAAATCCTGGTCCCATAGATGACCATCTGGCATCTCATCAAAAGTAAAAGGGATATCATTCAAGAAGTACATCTTTACAACAATTTTCTCGTCGTTGTACCACACAAAAGATGAACCAACTTCAAAAGTGTTCTTCATGATACTTCTTTTTTAGGTATTTAGTGCGAGTGGGGGGACTTGAACCCCCACGGGATTAACTCCCAACAGATTTTAAGTCTGGTGCGTCTACCGATTCCGCCACACTCGCTTAGGTGCTTCCTGAGAGGATCGAACTCTCCTTAGGCAAATTATGAGTTTGCTGCATTCACCAGATTGCTAAGGAAGCAAATAGGACTACTGGGAATTGAACCCAGTTCACACCGTTATAAGCAGTGGGCATTAACCAATATGCGATAGTCCCAGATGATGAAATTACTGAGCTTCGTTATTTTGCTCTGTGTATATTCGCACAATTTCATCATCGGCAGGCATCATTACTGCTGCCTGTCCATCTTCTTTGACTATACCTATTGTTTCTCCATTTTCAACTCTTGCGAAGAGTTCATCAAAGTTTTTTTCCCATTCCTCAATTGTAAATACTTCCATCAAATCTCTCCTGCTACTGTTAAATTTGCATATTCAATCTGATCATCATTAAGATGAGAAGTGCAAACTTCTAGCACATTCATAAACTGCTCAGCAGTTTCACATTTTACCATTTTTTCATCTCCTGCATCGCTGAAGAGGAGAAAAGAACGAGTACAGACATCAATGACGACGCCAGCAACATAAGTTTCGTTCATGTGCTTGTCTTGACTACCCAGATATTATAACGTATTTGAGGTGGGTAGTCAAGGGTGTTACTGAAATGTAAATTCAAACCACTCAATTGTTTCAACATACGTGTTACCATTGGAGTCATCACCCTGCCAAGTCTGACTCTGGTTATGATTTTTCTTAAAAACTTTTATATAATATTCACTATAATTTGGAACAAAGAACTGAAGTTCAATTCTAAGTTTATCTGCTGAATTTGTTCCATTATCTCTAAATCTAGCAACTTCCACGTCATCTACATATGCAATCGCATAAGATCCAGAAATATCATTAGTAGACAAACCTCTAGCAACTCTGTCTATCCCCGGTACGGCACGAACAAGAATTAATTTACCTGTATTATTTGTGTATATTCTTTTTGCCTGTTCTATGTCAGTATCACTAGTATCTCTATAAAGTCTATTACTTGTTTCATCACTCCAGGTTCCGCCAACAGCAAATGGTGTAATATCAAAAGTGATATTAGTCCAGACTCCATTTTTTCTAAGATGTACTGCCATTATTGTAATTGAAATTTAAATTCTGACCAAGCAAATGTTTCTACAGCGTTTGGATAAGTTGTATTATCTGACCAATGATTATCATCAGAATCATACAATTTAATTATGTAACTATATCCAACAGGTACAAAAAATTGTGGATTTAAAAACAAATATTGTGTGTTTATACTACCGTTATCTCTAATGTTAGCAACTTCAGTAGTTACATTTTGTGGAGAAGTTATTGATGCAAGAATGTAACTTCCTGCAATAAGTTCCTTTGCATTATTGCCACTACCAATTGATGCATTTCTATCTATACCTATTGTGGCACTAACATGAATAAGTTTGGTTGTATTATTTGTATATGATGTATTAGCAACTTTTTCGGTCGTTTCACCAGGTCCATAATACTCATAACTACCCGTTACAGTATCAGAAATTCCTGTAGGATTTGCAACTAATTTCCAAGTGTTTCCTTCTCTAACTCTTATTGGCATTTTATTTCTTTAGGTTCCAAAAGGTTTAAGTCTCCATGCAATGCCTGCAGGATTGGTATCCCAAGCATTTGAATTTGGACTATTAGTTACGGTTACAACTAATGTATGCGACCCAATACTTACATTTGATAATGTAACAGAGCTAGGTGGATCATTTGTCCATGTTGCATCAGCTTCAACAGCTGATGCAACTTGTGTTCCATCAAAAGTTATGCTTCCAAAATCATCTATACCATATTCTAATGTATAATCACCTGCTTTTGTGATATTTATTGTATATGTTGTTGAATATGCTTGACTAAGTGTTCCAACATTTCCAGGTTCATGCCATACTGCAAACTCCTCCATAAAATCTGACCATCCATTCGTCACAGAATTGGAAGCATTGATTATAGCTGTTGAGGGTGCTTTACCACAACGCTGAAAATTATTACTATTAGAATCTAATGAAGTAAAATTATGATCTGGAGTTTTCAAATTAATACCAAATTCATTCCAAGAAAGTGTGGAAATTCTACTATTATTACCCCAATCAGATAAACTGCTATTATACAGTTTTACAATATACTTACATGATGGTGGAACAAAAAATCTTACATTTAGATAAAGATTTTCTGCATCTGCTGTTCCATTATCTCTCACTCTAGATATATTAGTATAGTTTGAAAGATTTGTTCCAGTTTCACCTGGGTCAGATACATATACCCAAGCACTACTACCTGCTGTTACGCCATTACTATCATTACCAATTGTCTTAACCCTAAAAATTGCACTTACATAGATTAATGATGCTCCATTAGTATAATACGTATCATGCTGTTTACTGGTAGTTGTCCAAGATCCATCAAGACCATCAGGAGAAACTGTGCTGTTAATTTCTAAATCAACCCATTCACCATCAACTCTAATTTTAGTTCCCATTATAATTTTTTTTCTTATATTTATTTAAGTATACAAGCGAAAGTGTAATGTTAAAAGGATTTCATGTTTGTACAAATAGCAAATTTTGTGGAGATTGGAGTATCAATGGTAATAATTGTGTAATTGATTTATTTTATTTGAAACCTTTTCTCTTTGATGAACGTTTGACAACAATAAAGCACTCAGAAATTGCATATAAAGGAATTTCCAATCAAAAAAGATATGAAAAATGTGATACATCATTTCCAGGAATAGTTTGTGAATGTGAAAATCCACTCAATTTAAAATATAGATTGATAGATGGAAATCACAGAATAGTAAAAATGAAAAATAATAACATATATGAAAGTTTATTTTACGTAATTAAGAGGGAGGAGTTTCTAGACTCCCTTCTTCACAACCACCGAATAATCGAAAACCAAAACTAAATCTATCACAATCACTTCCTACACAGTGCCAGAAATATGGTTTTTGTGCTCTATTTTTAAACTTTCTAATAGTAAATCCACAATCATCATAATCTGTTACAACTTTCTCCCCATCATAATATCTAAAAAATGAAACACCTGTTGAATATGTAACATAAAGTGTATCAGATGGTGTACTACAATTTGTATGCCATCCCATATATCCAGTCTTAGGATAATAAAAAAATCCACTTGTTCTTATCTTCCTATTTGGAAACAATGATTTTATTATCGGTTTTATTCTAATAGCATGTTTTCTTGGAAAATGGACTAAATTTTTATTACCTGAAGTGTCAAGAATAAGATTCTTTGATTTAATCGAAATTAATTTTTCTTCGGAAATTTCATTCTCCCATTCAGGAAAAAATTTAGATTCACCTTCTCCATCTCTTCTAACAAAATAATTTATTTCATCAAAGTTTATATTATCTTCTAATTGTTTTTGCAGAGATGCTGTTACTTTTATTCTGGATGCTCTGGCCATGTGACATTACGAGGTTCTGATATATTTGCAGGTAAATCGCGTAGTTCTTGTCTATATTTTTGATATGAACTCTTAATTCCTACAGGAATGTCTCCTAATTGTGACCAATCAGTTTCTGCTAAAAGCCCATTTCTCATATTTCTTAGACCCTGCCAACGTTCAGCAGTTGTGTAAATATCTGTCTTTACAAAATTTCCTCCGACATAACTATCTCCTATTCCTATGTTAGTAGTATCTAAAAGAATTGCGATAGAACCATCTGGAGGAGACCAGTTGTTAGTATCTCCATCCCATTCTACTACATTAGTAATTGTTTGATTTTCTATAATTGCATAATTTGCCATTTTAATTACCTCCTTTAACCATATTCATAAACAATAACTATACCGGCAGTTCCAGAATTTCCAGAACCTGCAGAATACGAAACATCATCTTGATTATCAGCCGAATATCCATATGCACCATCACCCCCATGACCTCTATGTTGAAAGTGTGATGATCCTCCAGCAGCAGGAGTAGATTCGCTATTCAACCCACCAATAACTCGTGTACTAGCTCCACTCATTCCAGTCAAATTGGACTGTCCATTTGTTGCAGTTCCTCCTGCACCACCACCAGTAGCAGTTGATCTTCTTCCACCACCACCTGTTATTGTAGTACCAGTGCCACCAGGATTGAATGTGGTATCTCCACCATGACTACCATTATTGAGATTCCAATCACTACTACTAGCACTACCACCAGAACCTCCACCACCTATCGTTATAGAGGCACTGCTGCCCATTTGTGTAGAATTATATGCACGGATAGCAGTGCCCCCACCACCTGCACCACCAGTAGGTGTACCACCACCAGAACCTCCACCACCTCCAGTTGCATAAACAATAAAATGTGTAGCACCACTAGTTGGAGTATATGTAGTGTTACTAGTAAATTGTCTGACCTTTAATTGTGACAGTCCACCAGAGGAAGGAGTAGTCCAAGTAACATTTGCGCTAGAACCACCAGAAGTTAATACTTGACCTGGCGTTCCATAATTTGCTCCACTAAGACCAATTTGTCCAGCAGATCCAATACGAAGTCTTTCTGAAAATGTTCCATCATTATTTTCATTAGCAAAAAGGAAATTATTTGCATTATCTGTTCCTACATATACATCATATGGACAGTTATTTCCAGCAAATTGAAGGACGTAGTTATTATTTGTACTTTTTATATTTGCAAGTACGTTAGTCCCAAGAACGTCCAATTTATATATTGGGTTATCAGTTCCAATACCAACCAAACCTAAATCAGTAACATTAAAAGAACTATTACCTGTACCTACTTGCAACCTATTATCAGGTTGTGTTGTTCCAATACCAACGCCTTGTCTTAAAATTCTAAACTGTGCTACACCACCATCATCAGGATTTAAAAATGAATCATTATTGAAATCATATGATTCATAATCTTCAGGTGTATCAGCTGATGGTGATGATGATCCAGAAAAAATTCTCAGGAGAATAAGTCCATCACTAAACTGATTGAACGTACCATCTCCATCAATATCATGGGCACCATTTCCAATAGTGATTGTTGCATTTGTTTGAGTGCCTGTTGGATTTTGATTTATTGTTATTGCACCAACTTGAATAGATTCAATAAATGATCCTGCAGGAATATCCGTTCCACTAACAGAAGCACCAATACCTAATACCTTAGTGGATGTAGAAGTAGTAACTCCTGATATACTTTTTGATGCTGCACTATAAGATGTATTAGTATTTTCTATACTATCATATTTCGACATAAACTGTCTAATTGATGTATGGTCATTTCTAGTTGCTCTTGATGACCATACATTCGTTTGAGTGCCAATTAGTGAAGAATCAGCAGTATTAGCGTAATATCTAAAGAATAATAATGCGTCTGTATATGAAACTATACCATCACCATCTAAATCAAAAATATCATAATTATCCCAACAATAATCATAAACTAAAGCATCTGTATTTCTTGTTGCATTATTGGGTACAATGCCGCTGGTAATTTGAGTCCCAATCTGAGAACTCAATTGTCTGGTGTAACCACTAGGTGTATACCATTCAAATACTTGTGTGGGTTGAATTACAAGAAAGTCGTTTACACTACTATCTTTAACACTAACAAAACCGTCAGACTTTATACGGAGTCTTTCTGTACCCTCTGTTGTAACTTTAAAGTGACCATCAGAACCTGTGTCTACAACTTCTGCTGATGTATTTCCTTGAGTTATTTTATTAGTGGAACCAACACCACTAGTCTTATATGAAATATTAATTTCACCATTTGTAAAGCTTTGACCACTACCAGTATGGTTAGCAAGCACTCTTATTCTGGTTATTTCAGCATTATTACTGATTGAATCTAAATTACCATAAGTTTGACATGCACTACTACAATCTTCGCAATCGTTAGAATTATTGTATCTTTTAAATTGTCCAATCTGAGTATAAGTCTTAGATGGACTTGTTTTAAACAGATTGATAATCATGGAACCAGTAAAACGGTTACCGGCAGAATCTGTATCATTGACATTATGAATTGGGAATCCATCACTAGCAGAAACATCAGTAGTCCCATTTTCCGCTTCAGAAGAAGCATAATATCCAGTGTTAATCCAACCAGAACTTGTTCCCAATTGTACTAACAGATGATTAGTATCATCTGAGATTCCAACCTCACTGAGCATTAATGTAATTTCTTTTGCACCTGCAGGAATATCAGTAAATTCTACTGATGTTCCAGTTGCCGTTTTTGGTGATAATAATTCAATTCCACCACCACTAGAACCAGAACCACTTGTTGCACTGTGCTTGATGATATAGCAGAGAGCATAATATGGTGGAAGGTTTTTATTGGTTCCAACTACTCCTCCCGATGCATTTCCTGTTGTAGATGGTAACACTCCGTCATTAATCGCACTAGGACCTCCGGTTACACTATTGGGATTTCCTTGTGAATTTGACCTATCATTATATGAATGAGTGTGTGAAACAACAACAGCATCCTTACTTCCACCAGTTGTTGTTGCAGAACCAGTTATTGATGTTGTTGGGAGTACGACACTATTAATTGTAGCATCAGCATCGGCACCAATAATGAATCTGTTTGTTAAATCAGGTACATTAGGACCAGTGATTGCTTGAAGTTCTGATGTTGATGCTGCAGAACCATCGCAGAGTTGATATCCAGTTGGAATAGTTGCTACTGTTCCAGACCAAGCAATAATAGTACCTACAGGTTCTCCTCCACCACCAGAACCACCAGAAACAGTCTGCCATGTAGGAGCACTAGATGAACCATTAGAAGTTAATACTTGACCAGAGGTTCCATAGTTAGCACCACTAAGACCAATTTGTCCAGAAGGTCCGATCGCAAATCTTTCTACACCACCAGTAGAATCTACAATTCTAAATCTACCCGAATCAGAACTTGATGATCCATAAACATCAAGTTCAAAAGCAGCAACATCATCTGCTGCTCTATTGAATACTATAGACCCACCTTCAATAGAATTATCTTGTCTATGTATTTTTGGACCACCAATATCAACAGAAAATTTTTCCGCAGCATCAATTTCTACAGTGAATTTAGATTCAGTTGCAGTATCAATTATTTCTGCTTTTGAATTTCCTTCAGAAATCCTATCTGTAGTACCAACACCAACACCACCACTACTAGGAGGTGTGAATTCTACCCATTGTCCATTATGCCGTACTTTTATGCCCATCTTATATTATTCTTTCCTGTATTTATTGTTATGCTGTAATTTCAACAAGAGTCATCCAAGATTGTGGTGCCGATGCTGTAACACCAGGGGTTGGATCAACATAATTTGAATATACAACACCTTGACCACCAAAACAAGAGAGTTCTGTTGAATATGTTAAAGTACCAGTTGTACCTGGACTATCCAAATATTCTACCCTAGATCTATGATAATAATTGTCGGAAACAGTAGTATGTGAATGATAAAGACCAAAATCATATGGACCAGAACTAGTACTATTACCACTATTAGAAGTTACTGGTGTGTAAATTACTTGAGTACCTCTTTTTATTCTTATACCATGAAGTGTATATACATCAGCATTTTGAGTGGTATGATATATTGAATGTTCAAATGAAACCATAATTTTATTGGATGCTGATCTAGGTGTGATGGATGCCTGTAGACCAGTGCTTACATAAGTTGATGTGCTTGCGCTTACTGTTCCGGTATGAACAGCACGCACAACCTGAACAATACCTCCCATAGCATTGCTCTGTAAACCATCTTGTGGTTCTATTCTATCTACCTTGATTGTACTCATTATGCCGAATGCTCCTTTACCTTATGAATAAGTTCTACTTTTTATTTCTGCTACCTTTGCTTCCCACACAGATTTCTCAATTTCACCTCTTTGATACTTAAAGAATAGAGGATCTGATTCATTTATATAATCTTGATGCCTTCTCATTTTTTTATAAGCAACAATTCTTGCAGCATCTATCTCTGCAGCAGCTGCATTAACTGCATCAATATCTATAGATATTTTATTTCCCTCAGCATCAAATGCACCAAGACTATCATCAATCCTGACGGCATTTGTATGAACTTGATATATTGCTTCGTGATTATAACTCATGCCGATACCTCCATTAATGTTATTGAAGAAGCTGTGCTAGCATCATAACTTGATGTATCCAAGTCGGCACCATTTCGATTTATATAAACTATATAACTACTATATGATGCCATTTGTATTTTATATGTAACTTGTGATGTGGTTGCCGGAGAATCCAAGAATATCATATTTGCCTGGTCGGCATTGTAGGTGATTGTGTTCCCATAAGTTTGACTGACTTCTGTAGTTGCTCGTGGTCGGTTACCATCAGCATCACCAATATGGATAGCAGTACTATCTCTCATCAATCTGGCCTTCATACTATATCCAACACTAGAACCAATATTTGCTTGTACTAATATTAAAATTTTATTACTAGAGGATTTAGGGGTAATGGTTGCTGATAATCCCACATCTCCAAAAGTAAGTCCACTAACACTTGCAGTATCAGTCTTTGTATTTGATACTACTTGAACAATACCTCCTCCACCACCAGTAGGTACACCAGTTGTTGGTACAATACTATCTACTCTAATTTGCGAAGTCATATCAAGAAGGTTCAGTAGGCCAAGTAACAGAAGTAAGATCTAAGTTATAACTAGCATCTAAGGTTGGAGTTGCTGTAGAAGGAAGGTCACGAAGTGCTTGCCTATAAGTAGACCACTCTGAAGAAAGTGTAAGGTCTGATGATGCTCTCCAATCAGTCTTTGCAATTCTTCTATCTCT